ATTTTCCGGAATCCTGGGCAAATTACCTCCCACGTCAAGCTACGACACAAAACAACATGGTGCCGACGCGCTGTGGGTTTAGCGCTGTGGGTTTAGTGCTATGAGTTTAGTGCCGACGTGCCATAGACCTAATACGATGGTTAAGAGACTATATTACAGAGAGTCCCAGGAGCTAACCGGTGCGCTCCAGAGTAGCTCAATTTTAACTTATATAGGTCTACGTACGACGCTCCCCGGCGCTGACCGGTTAACTCCAGAGAGCTCCGGTAGCGCTTTGGTTAGTACTTTTAACTAAGTTTTAAAAGTACTATTTACTCATTATATTATGCGCGTGCGCACGCGCGTAGGAGCGCGGGATTAACCTCTATGGTATCCCTTAGCAAAGATCTTTGTAACTTTGCTCTCCCCTGCTATGTACTTTTGGCTCCCAAGGCAGTACAATAATTCATAGAATTATTGTAAACAAATAGAGGTATCCATGTCAGCGATCAAAACGGGTGAGCAACTACTCCGCTTGATCCAGGACCGATACCCCGGCTATCACCCGATCGTGCATGCAGCGGACATCGCCCACGACCAGGACGCGCCTATAAATGTACAGCTTGATGCTGTAAAAACGATGTTGAAATATACGACTCCAGAAGTTAAGAGCATCGACATTTCGGCTAGGATTGGCGGCGATATGGATGAGCTTGAGTTAATCGCTCATGGCTTAACTGTAGACTTGGAAGAAGATGAGTATTCGACGATTATTGAGGGTGAGGCTTTAGCTCTTGAAAGTTGAGTATTTCCCTTCCAAAACACTTCTACAGCTCCATAAAGACACTGACATGGAGACGGCCTTTGTACGTGGTATAAAAGGCCCGATCGGTTCTGGTAAGTCAGTGGGTATGTGTCATGAGATCATGTTACGAGCCATGGCACAGAAAGCACACAATCGGGTTAGACGGTCACGATGGGTTATAATTCGTAATACTTATCGTGAATTAGTTGATACAACAATAAAGACATGGACAGACTGGTACCCAGAGAAAATCGGTACATGGTCACAAGGTAACATGTCACATACGATAATTAGACCATTACCAGATGGGACGTTATTGTATCTAGAAGTGTTGTTTAGAGCACTCGACAAACCGAACGATGTGAAGAAGCTCTTATCGTTAGAGCTTACAGGTGGATGGGTTAATGAGGCAAAAGAGATACCAAAATCTGTTGTCGACATGCTCCAAGGTCGTGTTGGACGATATCCGTCGAGGCGTCAGGGCGGTGCTTCATGGTGGGGCGTTATCATGGACACAAACCCACCCGACACTGACCATTGGTGGTACAAGGTATTTGAAGAAGATTGTCCAGATAATTGGAAGCACTATGACCAGCCGAGTGGTTTGTCAGAGCATGCAGAGAACATTGACAATTTGCCAGCGAACTATTACAAGAATATGTGCGGTGGTAAGGACAAAGAGTGGATTAACGTATATGTCCACGGGATGTATGGCTTCGTGAGCGACGGTAAGCCAGTTTGGCCAGAATATAAAGACGACACTCATTATCGTGAAGTGTTGGGCGATGTGCCGAAGTCCAGTATTATTTATGTAGGTATTGACTTCGGATTGACTCCAGCAGCAGTCATTGGACGAATTACTGCGACGGGTCAGGTACAGATTATTGATGAGTTGACGACTGAAGATATGGGTGCTAAGAACTTTGGTCGACTTCTCAGGAAGAAATTGAATAAAGAGTATGGTAACCACCCGCTGGAGATCTACGCAGACCCCGCGGGAGAGCAAAGAGCTCAGACCGATGAGCGTACACCTTTCATGATTCTAGAAAGTGAGGGTATAACAGCTTGGCCGACGTACACGAATGATTTCTCCATACGGAGAGAAGTCGTAGCAGACTATATGCAGCGTCTCGACTTCGGAGGACAACCAGCATTCGTAGTAGGCCCAAAGGCCAAGATGGTACGCAAAGCTCTGGCGGGTGGTTATAAGTATAAGCGTATGCAAGTAACGGGTGAAGCCAGATTCATGGATAAACCAGATAAAGGCCGATATTCACACGTTGCCGACGCATTACAATACATGGTACTAGGTGCTGTAGGTAGTGATAATGTCATTGGCGGATTTGACAATGACCCAATTGACTATAGCCAAGTAAATAGGATGATCACCTGATGGGTAAGATCACCGGCATAGTGAAACACATTACTCAGAAAGAGTATGATGATTTAGGCGAGCAAATCTTGAAAGACGCTTCACCTGAATCACAAGTGTTTCATAAGATGCGAGGGGATATAGGTTACCTAACCGATCATCGAAATGATCTCAATATGGATGAGATCATGGACACGGTAACAGAATATGAAAAGGCAAAGTATTTATTTGCCAAAACAGGTGATCCAAAATATGAGGATGATATAAATCGTCTGTATGGATACATGATGGATGATTTATATCCGGGTGTAGAACATTGGGAAAAGTTCGTTGATGATTCACGGTTTATATTAGACGAGCCAATGTATGTACTGAGCCACAACAATATGTTTCAAGGTCGTGGACCATTACAAAGTAATCATCACTATTCTGCTAGCGTACTTGATCCAGAGGATATACCTCTTCGGACTTTTGATAAGATTGATGAGGCGAACATGCTATATCGTCTCGACCCAGGGCAGGAAGTATATCACCCAATGGGCTTAGCAGATAACCATGAGACGGTTGTATTAGGGGATGAACTCAATAAAGCATTAAATAGTGGTCGAGGTATGCCTGTCGAAGAATACCTTAACTCTATGGCAAAAACAGGTAAAGCACCATTTGCCGTAGGTGCGATGCCACTGAGTGGTCTTAGAGCTCCTCAGTTAGACGAGATAGCCGCACCAATGGCTTATGGTTCAGTATCACCTATTCCACAGAATCCTATAGGTGGTGCGGTGTCTAAAGGATTGGGTAAAGTACGTGACGCAGCAAATTATGCACATGTACCAGAGATGATACCACTACTTGGTGGTTTAGGTTTAGGTGATATGCTTGTAGGTGAATCCCCAGAGGTTATTGAAGACTGGTCATACGGATTCCCTCCATACAGTGGTTCGGGAGAAGCTACAAAACTTGACCCGAGGGTGATGGACATCTTCGGATTAATGGGGTTATAATGCTAAAGAAAGAAGACATTCTACAGATTATTAGCGATGAGTTGGCGAATGCTATAGGTTCGACATCCAGCAATTCCAAGTCATTCTATGAAGAAGCGTTAGGCCTCTATCTAGGCGACAAAGATGGTAAGGAGGTCGAGGGGCGAAGCCATGTAGTTTCCACTGACATTGCTGATGCGATTGAATGGATAATGCCTCAGATCATGAAGTCATTTACTCAGAACAATGAGATCGTAGTATTTGATCCAGTTCATGAGGGTGATGAGCGTCAGGCTGAAATGGAGTCTGAGTATGTATATGAAGTATTGATGAAGCAGAACGATGGCTTTATCATCCTTCACCAGTTTGTCAAGGATGCCCTTATGCAGCGTAATGGCATCCTTAAAACCTATTATGCAGAGCGTACTAAAACCAGAATCAGTGAGTGGACGGGCATCACTGAGGACCAGTATAATCAACTGGTTGCCGCTGAAGGCGTTGAAATCTTGTCAGAGTCTTCTTACATCGATCAGGAGCAGACTCTGAGGAAGCAGCAACAGTTGCAGCTTCAAATCAAACAGATTGAACAGACGGCGCAGACTAATCCACAGGCTCCACAGTTGATTGAGCGCCTATATGCCGAAGCACAGAAACCCGTCACCTTATACGATGTTCAGGTCGGTGTTGAGCGAACTAAGGGTCAGATTTACGTTGATCCAGTACCACCTGAAGAGTTTCGTGTTAATTCACGTCATAACTCTATTAATCTTGATGAAGCACGTTTCTCAGCTCATGTGACTACAAAGAAAGCATATGAGGTGATTGAAGAGTTTGATCTTGATCTTAAAGCAACTGACGAGCTACCAGGGAGCAGCTCATCATATGAGACTGAATATCGATTCCGTATGGGTCCAGATTCAGTATTCTATGAAGATTCTGAAAGCGATATTGATGCCTCTGATAAAGATATTGAGGTATCTGAATGTTTCAAAATGATCGATATCGATCAGACAGGTGTACCTCAACTATTTAAGGTTACTGTCGCGGGCGATAGCGATAATGTTACAGATATTCTGTCAGTCGAGCCTATCGATGAATTACCTTGGATCTCTACTACTGCGATTCTGATGTCGCATAAGTTCCAAGGTCTTTCTATCACAGATCGTCTGAAACAGATTCAGGACCAAAAGACAACTCTTTGGAGAAATATGTTTGATAACATGTATCTCCAAAATAACCAACGTCATGCAGTTCTCGAGAATCAGGTAAACCTCGATGATCTTATGATATCACGTCCAGGTGGCATCGTACGAGTCAAATCAATGGATGCAATCATGCCATTGGCTACTCCACAACTTGGGTCTGATTCATACAACATGATGGAGTATCTCGATCGTGTAAGAGCAGGTCGTACAGGTGTAGACCCAGATGGTACAGCTACACCTCAGAATATAGGTGATCGAGTCGGGTCTGAAGGTGTTGACCGACTGATGAATGCCAAAGAGGAACTTGTCGGTCTCATTATTCGTGTAATCGCAGAGACTGGCGTTAAACCTTTATGTGTTAAGATTCGTGATCTCTCAATTAAACACGTGAATTCGGTTGTTGATTTCCGATTTAGAGGTGTCTGGCAACAGATAAATCCAGCAACATGGTGCGATAGAACATCCACAACCGTACGTGTAGGTACTGGTACAGGGGATCATTTACAACAGATTAATGCACTACGTGAGATATTAGCTATTCAAGAGAAACTCGTTGCTAATCCAAAACAATCTCTCCTGGATGAAGTACGGGCTTTCAATGCTATCGATGACTTCTGTAAATTCAGCGGTCTAAATGGTGCAACTCGTTACTTCCTTGATCCTACATCTCCTGAGGGTCAGGCTAAGAAGAAACAGGTTGAAAAGGCAAGTATGACCATGAGTCAGAAAGAAGAGGCCATGCAGAATGAGATGACTCAGATTCAGAAGCAGCTCGCTAATGCTGAGACTGAGAAAGTTAAAATTCAACAACAGAATATTGCCATTAAGGGTCAAGTTGACTCGATGAAGAATCAGCTTCAGTTCCAGAAACAAAATTCTGATTCACGAATAGCAGAGTTGACCCAACAGCTTAATGAAATGAAAGAATATCGTGATGCCGTTGATAAAGAGAAAGATCGTGACCTGAAGAAATACGAGCTTGATCAACGTACTGCTGTAGAGCTTACACGTATTGAAGCTCAAAATAAAACGCAGCAAGATGCTAATTTCAAACAAAATCAGGATAATGTATGATGGAGGAGTTACAAGGTAAAGATCTTTTAGATCGCCTTAAAGAAGAACAGAAACGCGGTAAGCAGGCAGAGCATGCTTACGAGGCGTTCATCAGACCTTTTATCGGTGAGAAACGACAGGTAATGTTCGAAGCCTTTCAAGCCGCATCGATAGAGGATGTAAGTGCCCTACTAGAGATTAAACGCCAAGATATGGCGATTAAAGCCCTCGAAGGGGAAATTGAATCAGTAATAAACACTGGCAAGATGGCCGCTAAGACCCTTGCTGAAAAACAGGAGATTAAATCATGAAACTGAGAAGTTCTACCCGAACTTTGTTTGCAACTTACATGGCACCAGCTGATGCGGCTGAAATGCCAGGTAGTGCAGGCGGTGAGGCGAACGCAGTGGACGAGATCGCTGACATTCTTGTTGGTGGAGAAGAAAAAGACGATGTAACTGAAGATTTAAAGGGTGAGGAGACTCAAACCGATAAATCTACCGATAGTACTGAGTCTGATGAAGATGATTCTGGAGAAGTTACTCTGGATGAAATCGCTACTGAGGATGAACCAACTTGGTCTGATGTATTAGGGATTGAAGAAGATAAACTCGTATTTGACGATGACGGTAACCTTAAAGGTGTAAATGTCAAAGTCAATGGTGAGGTATCTCAAGTAGGTCTCAATGATCTGGTTGCGGGATTCCAGCTGAATAAGGCCGTTACTCAAAAATCTCAGGCTCTGTCTGAGGAGAAGAAAGCCTTTGACCAGCAAATGGAACAACGGACATTGGAATACAATGCGAAGATTCAGGAAGCATCGACACTAACCCAAGTGTTGGAACAACAGCTTCTTGGTGAGTATCAATCTGTTGATTGGGAAAGATTACGCATTGAGCAACCCGCAGAATATGCGGCCGCTCGTCAGGATATGGCTACACGAGCTCAGCAATTGCAACAGGCAAAGGCAGCAACAGCTACTGCCATGCAACAGCAACAGCAGCAACTGCAGAATACCAATCTTGAACAGCGTAATAATCGTATTCGTGAAGAATACAATAAGATGATTGAAAACAATCCACAGTGGACCGATGATAAGGTATACGAGAAAGATATGGGCCGACTCAAAGAGTTTTGCTCAGATACCTATGGATTCACTGATCAGGATTTCAAATCTGTCGTCGATGCCCGTGTGATTGAACTCGTTAAGGATGCTGAAAAGTACCGCTCGGGAGTTAAGATGGCTCAAGAGTCTCGTAAGACACCTCTTCCTAAGTTCCAAAAAAGTGGTGGAAAGTCGTCTAAACGACCTTCCAAATTACAGAAACTCACTGCGAGAGCAAAGAATGCCAAAGGCTCCAATAAGCGTGACGCTCAGGCTGATGCGATTGCAGAAGTACTTATATCAGGTGGAAACTAAATGAGCACATCTAACTTAGATAGCGCAGATCTTAAAGGCGTGGCCTATGGAGGCCTAATCCGTGAGGATGTCATGAACAAGATTTGGGATATTTCAAAAATCCCTCTTCCTCTGACTGACATGATCGGCTCTGGTAAAGCTAAGAGCTCTTACAAAGAATGGACCACTGACGAGCTGGCGTCTCCTGACACCACTAACGCGGTCATCGACGGTGCCGATGCAACTGGTAACAATACTGCTACTGGTGCTCGTGTTGGTAACCATTGTCAGCAGTCTGATAAGGTTGTTAAAGTATCTTATCGTGCTGATGCTTCTGACACCATTGGTCGTGCTAAAGAGCTGGCTTACCAGCTGATGCGTCGTCAACAGGAACTGAAGCGTGATGTTGAAGCCATCGCTCTTCTGAACCAGGCATCTGTCGCCGACAATGGTGATGATACAGCTGGTAAAGCTGGTGGTCTTCCTTCATGGATTGCAACCAGTCACTATGGTTCAGGTTCTGCTGGTGGTTTCAGCACTTCAACTAGTCTGACTGTAGCACGTACCACCGGTAACCGTGCAGCTCTTACCGAAGCCAATGTTCGTGACTGTGTTGAGTCAGTCTATAACGAAGGTGGTGACCCAACTGTGATGATGTCTATTCCAGGTATCATCAGCAAGTTCTCACAGTACCTGTTTACTTCTTCTGCCCGCGTTGCCACTCTGACTTCTGATCAGGGTAAATCTCGTGAAGCAGCTGCCGCAATCGGTGCCGTTAATGTTTATGTTACCGATTTTGGTACTCTGAAGATGGTACCTAACCGTCTCCAGCAGAAGTACAATGATGGTGCCGCTGCTGAAGCAGCCGATGTATTCATCCTGGACCCTGAGTACCTGGAACTGGCTTACTTGATCGGTTATCGTACTGATGAGCTGGCTAAGACTGGTACTGCCGAAAATCGCCAGATGCTGGTTGATTGGACTCTGGTCGTTAACACTGAGAAGGCTCACGGTATCATTGGTACTGTTAACCCAGCCGCCGCAGTAACCGCTTAAGGAGTGATCTGATGGCTGAAGTAAAGAAAGAAGCACCTGCCAAGACCATCGAGTCTTTGGCAAACGATGATGGCCTTATTAAGGTAACCAATGTATCAAAAGGCGATGTAAATCTTGCCAATGGTAGTATTGAACCTGGTAAAGAAGGTATGGCCACTATTGCAGAGTTCCAGAACTACGCTGGTAAATATCTGAAAGGTGCCAAGTAATGGATGAGGTGCTCAAGTCGGAATTCTTCTTCCAGGACCATACGGAAGAATTGACCCATAAGGTCACCCAACCTACTGAAGACT